GCCTTTGAGGCCAGCGCCACCAACAAGACCGCCAAGGCCCGCCATCAGGCCATGAAGGCCTGCGGCCATAGAGGCGAACTGCGCCACACCACCGAGGCCCTTTGCAATAACCCCTAGAGCGCCGCCCCCATCATCACGGGAGCGCCAATAAGATGCGGTATCATTGATATAAGTGCCAATGGTGTCGCGTATTTGTGGGGTGGAAGATAAGACTTGGCTGAGCCGTGTCGGGTCAGTCCTCAGGGGCGCAACATTAGGGTCTGCAAAAAACTCTTTTGCAATGTCGTGCGTGGTTGACCAAAAATTTTGAGAAGTAGTAGAAATTGGCGCATATCGAAAGGTAGGGGCAGCCCCTCCAGAAAAACGCCCTTGCGCATCACTTGCCCCGTCAAGTCCAGCCCCTAACGGGTCGCCCACATTTATATAATATGTTTGGGATTGAGCAGGACCACCATAATTTGACCGTTGGCCTGCAGCAACAACTGATTTTCCGCCTACAGTTTGCGGAATATATGCTCCAGTGAAGCTTTGCTCTCCGCCCGGCGTAGTGTAACTTCCTTGTAAGCCAGCGGACTTTAATGCCGCATTAGCGCCAGCAACATCGCCTGTGATTTTCCATCTATATTCTGGAAGCGTTTCGATTGCTTGCCCACGGGCAGGGCTTCCATATTGTCCAGAAACTTTTGGCGCGCCTATTTCATATCTTGGCTGGCCAGAACTTGTCCCGCCGCCGCTTGCAGGGATATAGGTTATAGTTTGTGTTCGCGCATTTGGCGGAGGCGTTGCGCCCCAGCTTCCATCAGGCTGTTTATATTCAATCTGGGATTGAATTCCAAAATCAGTTAAAACTTTATTGTAGGTAGATACGTCTGTTAGCCATTGGTCAATCCCGCCGCCAGACAAATAAGCCTTGGACGCATCGTAATTGGAACCTTGAATATGGTGCCTGAAGGGGTTTGTAAACCCATAATCACGCAATCTGTCGCCCATGGTCTTACCTTACTTTCTGGACTATGCCGTAGACGTTGAAAACCAAATGGTCTGCGGCAGAGGTGGACACGCCGAGATAATCGCCCTTCGCCATCGTGATGCCAGAGCCTTGCGAAGCGGCTTCAATCACCTCAATTCCTTTTCCAGAGACCTGTTTGGAATAAACCAGAGACGATGCCGTTGCGTAGGTGCCGCCGCTTGAATCGTGGAAAATGCTGTAGTCCACGTTGTTGTTGGTCACGTTGCAAATTTGAATGCGCGTGATTTCCGTTGTTGCTTGCGCAGCAAACAGTGTCTGCGCGGTGGTTGTGGCTGGATGTAAATTTGCCAGCCTCCCACCAAAAAGTTGAGACCTATCGCTTACCATTCTGCTTTACCCTGATGTCCGCCCCAAGGGCTTTGGTGAAACCTCCAGCAACGGTGAAGCGGAGCCGGTGGTAGCGCGCCGCCTTCCTGACATCAAAAGCGCCATCGTTGTTTACGGAGAAGCTGGAGCCCCAGGATGTGTTCTGAGACTGCCTATCTCTGGTGCCGTGCTGAACGGTGATGGTTGAGGAGTCGCCCTCAATGATTGGCCTGCATTGGTCCACAAGGCCAGAGCTGCCTGTGGCGGACTCGAACTCTTTTGTTTCGATGACCGCTGTCAGTGCGTTGCCGTTGAATGTGCTAGGCACATTGCTGGAACTGAATGCGCCAATGCCCAAATCACCGCCGGCCCAAGTCACGCTATCCAGAGATGCGCCAAGCGCATCAAGGCTCAATGAGATTTCATCAAGCCCCTCAAGCGTGTAGCCTGGCGACATATACGCATAGATTGAGTTTGCTTCAATCTCAGCGATTGACCAGCTTCCAGAAGGCCAGTGGTAAATCAGAATCTTGTTGGGCTGGCCGTTGTTGTTGCCAGAGCCCGCGTATGACCACATTGCAAGTGAGCGCGTCACATCGGCAGCGGCACTCATGCGGTGATGATACGCTGGGTCCATGTCAGCCAATATGGTGCGCGCAACCTTCCCCGCTCCGATGTTCTGGCTATCATTCCCGTTGAAAACGTAGATGTCGTCGCTTGAGATATAGAACATAACGCTACCGACATCGCAGATAGCGCCTGCCGAGATAGCCCCTCTTTTGCGCTCAACGGGATAGAATCCAAAGACCGTAGGCGGACCCTCACGCTCCATTCTTACTATGCCGCGCTCACAAAATATTGAGCCGAAGTCTCCGCTGACAATTCTCAGAATGGCCCCCATGTTTCCGCCCAATACCTGCTCATCTGATTGAGTGGTGGGAGAAGGGGTCCATGCGGTTTCATCACCGAAGCCTGACCATTTCAACTTCTGAACGTCTTTATTCCCGCCCTCATCCAGATTCCCGAACACCACAAAATCGCCAACCACCGCAACGGTTTTGGCTTTCGGCGGGCTGCCAGAAAGGTCTGCGAAATTTGCGTCTCCAAGGGTGATGATTTGCGGATAATCGTCGTAGTTCGTGGCGATAATCTTTTCGCCGTACTTCACAAAGTCCCAGTTGTTGTTTACGCCCGTGGCATAAGCCCCACTGGTCCTGCTGACATCCACCATTGCAGCAGATGTGGCCGCGCTACTGCGGCTGTAGAGCTTTGTCTCGTCTCCGGCGTAATTGTAGTAGAAGCCGTTGCTTCCGCTTGCCGAGATTGCGCCCCGAGCATACGCGGAGATTGAGGTAGAAGCTGATGGGGAGAGCCCGTAAAACGGGCGGAATAGCCCCGTATCCGGGATGACGTTGGTTGCAACAGTGGAGCCAGGATTGCCCAAATCGCCTTGGTCTGGGAGCCACGGCCCAAACTGCAATTTCACAACTGGCATCAGCCGACCCCCAAGCTCACCGCCGCCACGCAGACAATCGGGCAGAGCAGGTTCCACCAGAGAGAATGCACATCCCATACGCGCTTATCGAATACAGCCCACCAAGGCATGTTTGCGCGTTTCCCGTTTGCAAAGTGCTCAATCCAGCGGTACTCAGCCTGCGCATGCTCACGCCCAATGAAGAAAGCGGCAGGCACTACGCCACCCCAAAACCATTCTCCAGTCAAAAAGCCCACAATGGCCTGAGCGACGAGGGCGTACAGCGGGTGCTCTAGGTCGCTGAATTTCATATAAGTTATACCGTAATGGCGGTTGTTCTGGAGGTTTCTAGAAGCCTTGTACCATCCGAGACAAAGCTCACCACGAACCTTCTCGAAGCAGTCGCCCCAGTTGCCAATGTGCCTGTCGAGGCGAAGCCTGTGCCAAACGTCACTGTACGCGAAGTTGACCCGCTGGTGACGATGATGACGCAGGCAGTCGCGCCTGCTGGCGGAACGGTGGTAGTCAGCGTCGTGTCTGCGCTAATAGTGACAGACGAGACCTTGTTGGTAGCAAGCGCCTGTGCGGCGGTATTGGTCCCGACGGCGGTATACTTCCCGGCAATTTGCCCGTCTACATCGAGTTTGCAGGCGGGGGTAGTAGTACCAATTCCTATGTTGCCAGAAGAGTCAATGCGCATCCGTTCTGTCGGTTGCCGAGAGCCATCGCTAGTGGTTTGGAACACAAGCCGCCCCGGCATGTCGTCAGCGCCGGGAGTACCATCTACAAAACCAAGAATTGCTGCGCCAACCTCGAAATTGGTGCCGTCATCTCCAGCAAAAGCGACGACGCCCATGGTATCTCCGTCGGACACAACTCCCGGAGTGCCTATGGTCGCAGACCTTGATTTTCCAAGATAAAGGGTGGGGCATGTTTGGGCAACGGCTGACCATGCGAAGTCCGACAACATGGTTTTCGACGTTGCGTCCCCGTGAATCTGCGTTCCGGGAGTAAAACTTCCAGTCCCGTATTGAACATTAATGGAGCTTGTGTAGCCTGAGATAATATTCCCAGTAGTGTTAATTACAAATGGAGAAGCGTCCGGGTTAGTAGAGTCTTCGACTACAAATGAATTTCCTGCCCCAGTCTGCGTAATGCGTACGGCATCCCCGCTGGAGCTAGTAACTACATTCAGCTTCGCTCCGGGGGAAGTTGTTCCGACCCCCACGTCACCCGCCGAAGTAATGCGCATGCGCTCTGTAACTGAAGCTGCGCCATTTTCCGTCGTATAAAACGCCAGACGCCCGGGCATATCGCTGGAGCCCGGAGTGGCGTCTACGATTGCGGAAATTCGAGCGGCTTCAATAAACGCCGCCCCATCATCGCCAGAAAATGTAATGTTGCCCAGAGCGTCCCCAGAAGAAACGACTGAAAAAGAGCCCGGCGATGTGTTTCGGCTTTTTTTAAACCGAAAATCATAAGCGGTTGTGTTGTTGCTATATGATGCTTGAGTCCCCGCCCCATTTATTAATTGGAGTAGTGACGAATCTACGCTAGCTGTATTTCCAATAATTAATTTTCCATCAGCATTGATAGCAATAGGCGTAGAGTCAGGGTTAGCAGAGTCCTCGACTACAAGCGCGTTGCCTGCGCCTGTTTGCGTAACGCGCAGAGCTGCATTTGTGTTGTCTGCGACACTTACAATGGTTGCGGTGGAATGCGTAAATATTCCAGTGGAATCGGCAATGCTGGCGGAAGCTGTACCATCCTTGGCCCTTATGTTGGTGACTTCGAGCGTCTCAATGTCAATGGCTGGGTACGAGGCAGCATTCATCAACTGGAACTGAGCGCCGTCGTAGACGACCGTGTACATCAGGTCGGTGATAATCTCTCCGCCAGTGCAGGCCGCGCCGTTGAACTGCACATCCTTGGCCCCCAAGCCATCCACGTTCAAAGTGGTAGCTCCGGTGTTGGTTCCGCCGGCCTTGAAGGTGTACATATCTCCCTGCGCGTAGGCCGTCATAGTGCGGCTGGATGCAAGCGTGATGGTGTCAGTGCCGGAACTGGTGTTTACGCCATCCGTGTCCTCGCGATACCTGGCAACAGCAGCCATCACCTCGCGCGCAGCGTCATTCACGCCACTAGGCGGCATGCCTTCAGGGAAGCCGTTAGGCGCAGCAGAGTTGTTGCTGGCCGCAGTCGTTGACCAAGTTTGTACGTCACTCATAAGGCTTCACCTGCAGTTGTATGCTAATCGGACCCTGGGACTGGCGGGACCGGAAGTATGTCTGAGAGGCCATCGCGGCAGCCTCTTTGTACTGGCCGGCCCACATTGACGATTGCTCATCTTCCATGAGGTATCGGTTCGCCCACATCATCGAGGCAGACAAATAAACGTCTGGGTACTTCGTCAGCAGCCAGTTTGTGGTGTTGGAATTACTGAGCGCCGCAATGCTCGGCCAATAGCTTAAGGCGTAGGCATAGGCCGAGTCGGGGGTAACATCAAACTCAATCACATCAGAGATGCTGAAATAGTTGGGCTTGCCGGTGCCAGGCCGTCGGAAGTTTCGGACTTGCTCTGGGGACACAAAGACAAGCGGCGTCTCTGGGTCAGTGGTCAGGGATAGGGCATCCATCTCCGCAAAGTCTGAGGGGAGGGCAAGGGAATTGGTGCCGGATGTGAGGGCGCCAGACATGCGGGTTTTGTTGCCGCGCACCCCTCCCAAATTCGGAGAGGTTCTTGGCAGGGGCTGGCGCTTGAAAAGACTCTCCGCTAGGGAGATAAACTCGGAAACCTGAGCAGTCGTGAGGCTCGACCGCGCTAGCCAGTTGGAGACGGCGGTTTGGAGTTCGGAATAGTTCGTGATTGCCATTTATCTATAATCCTGTCCAATGCCTCGCCGGCCTTTTGCACATCTGCAAACTTCCGGGCCTGAGTAAGACCTTGCTCAATTATAAGCCTCCTCAGAGGGGTATCGCCAGCCGCTTCTATGGCAGCGTCAATATACAGCTTTTTTGAGGCAGTCACATAAGGTTTCAGGTTGTTCCAGCTCTGCATGGTTTCCGAGGCCAAGGTAATCACAGGAACCTGGGCCGCCATCGCTTCCCAGACGCTCACCCCTCCGCAGGTCGGGAAGGTGTCCAGATATACATCCATGGACCCTAGAGCCACCTCTGGCTTCTCAATCCCGCACTTGATGATGCTGGGGTGTACGTCGGGCAGGTCTCCTCGCCCATAAGCCATAAATACCCCGCCGGTGGCGTCCAGAATCTGGCCCACGGTCCCAAGGTAATCCACGGACATTTTCTCATATCGGGACAGGCAGCCAAAGATAAGGGGGTATTCCCGTGGCTTAGGCTCTACTGCCCGGAATAAGGCATCGTGACGCATGGGCGATGGGACAATCTCAAAGGATTTGACCATCACATCTTGGGTCTCGGGGATAAGGGTCACATCCGCTGGGAAGAGCTGAAAGCCTGGGGACAAGTACATCTGGACGGGGGCCGACCGCATGGCAAATAGAGTCAAGGGGACGGCGGTATAGGTCTCTGCAATCAAGGCGCCAATCTTGTCCAGTTCACAGGCCGCCCGTATGCCAGCGACTTTTTCCCCCATTTCTCCAACAAACACCCGGACCGTATGGCCCATGGCCTCAATGTCCTTGACGGCCTCCGGGGCGGCATAGGAGAAGATGTAGACGAAACAGGGCTTCTGGCCTGCAAGGAACCCCTCCACATGCTTCCAAGGCGCGTACATGCCCCGCTGTGCGTTGTTTACCAGCCAAGCGGTATTGGGCCCACCCGGAAGCGGGTCGGGGCTCAGGAGGGCTTGTGCGGGCTTTATGATGCGGTCCCGGATTAGGAGCTGGTCCTGCTTAAAATCGTCCTGCAACTGCCACGCCAGAGAAAAGGCAGCGTTATACAGAAATGCAAAGCCTTCATAGTTGACTTTATTGAAGGCTTCGACGGCCTTAGTCACCAGCTCCCACTTGCGAGGGTGGAAGCTCCTGTCCCGCGTTTTAAGATACAAATTCAGGTCTTCAAGGAGATTCTCAATCATGCCTGAGAGCCTCGAAGCGGCGGGTCTCTTCTTCCAGATTGTCGAGCGTCACATTTGCCCGATTCAGTCCCACCACGTTTTTTTTCATGAATCGAGCCGGATTCCCTGCAAAGACGGAGCCTGGCTCCACAACTGCAGTCTTGGTCACGATTGCGCCCATGCCGACCATGGCGTAGGAGCCAATCACCTGCTTCTGGTGGATAACCGCATTCATGCCGATATTCGCCCCAGCCATGACCCTGCAGTGCCCAGACACATTCACGTTCCCGCAGATTGTGACGCCCGCCTCAATCCAGCAGTCGTGGTTGATGACTGACCCCGCCATGACGTAACAGTCATCCTCGACAATAGTGCTCTCCCCCTTCTCAGGGGCTGCGTGAACAGAAGTGCGCTCATGGAAGACATTATTGTTCCCAATGCGCACCGTGCCTTTGGATTCCTTGCCCCGCCACTGCGCAGGCAGGCCAATGCACACATGGGCCATCAGTCGATTGTTTGAGCCGATGGTGACGTTGGGGCCGATGACGCAGAACGGGCCGACGTAGGTATGTTGTCCGATGACGGCGGTGTGGTGGACTACGGCGGTGGGGTGTATCACATGACCCCCAAGCGCTTCAGGACTGGCTCTGCATGGACGCTCTTGCCCATCAGCTCAAGCCACGAGCAGTTTCCGGTCATTCCGTTGTAGGCGGACCACCAGGCTCCGGCGTAATCACAATTTCGGCACTCCGCGAAGTGCGGGATGCCTTGAGTGTAGTGTATGAGTTTAGCGCCCGGAGCATAGTCATCGTGCCCGACACAGAAGTTCCATTCTGGGGGTATGTCCCCGACAGAATCTGCCCAATCAAAAGACTGAGGGGCGTTGGCTTCGTCATCGATGTATTCGGGGGTGAGCCGTTGGCACTTTTCATTGTTAAACACCATCATTGAGGGCCACTCAAAACGCTGCTGGTGCTTCGCAACATAGACCGAGTGTTCGCCGTCCATGTGGCTTGCCAGCTCGTGAATGTCCCCCTCAACCACCATGTCGGCGTCAAGGAAAATGCTGGTGCCGCGATAGTTGCAGAGGTATGGGGGAAGATACCTCGTAAATGTGAAGTCCGTAAGCCCTCGCCTTTTCAGGGGGAGCTGCGGCAGGACAAGCGGCACAATCTGCACGGGCTTGGAAGCATTCCGCACGATGGACCACTGCAAAACGTTGTAGCTTATGGGGCTACGGGGGTCAACTCCGATGAATACACGCATTGCCTCAACCTCTCCAACACTTTTGTTATGTAATCGCCCTTCCTGTCCAAGAACTGCACGGATTGCCACCAAGGCGTGCATTCATGAAAGTGGGGCGTATCGTGGACCATGACAATTGCCGGAACCCCCAGAGCCCCGGCCGCATGGTAAGCCGTCGTGGGGACGCACACTACCGCATCAAGGCAGGAGATGAGCGCGATGGTGTCTTCATAATTGTCCGTCTGCGTGCCCCATGGGAAGTCATGTACAGGCAGCCCAGACGCATCTATCTCCTCGCTGCGGTCCTTGTACTCCAGCGAGATAAAGTCCGCGTCCACACCCTCGATGATGGGCTTGAGGTCTTTCAGGGTGATGTTGCGCGAGTACCAGCCGTGAGCGCCTACCGTTCCTCCGGTCCATGCAATCCCAATCTTGGGGCGCTTTCCAAGAGCCCTGAGCAGGGCTTTCCACTGGAACTGTTTGCCGGGGTGAGGGACTAAGTAGGGCTCGCCAGTGAAGTCCTCCCGCTTGCGCCTGTGCCATCGCTGCAGGCCGGACATAGACACCGCAAAGTCCGCCCTGACAGGCCAGTCAATCTCCTTCTTGAACTGGTCGCCATGCACCTCGCAGTCAAGGGTTTCTGTGAACATGGCCTTGAGCTTGGGATGGCAGACAAGCTGTGTGACGTTTGCGTCTCGGAGGGTTGAGCAGTAGGCAATCTGGTCCCCAAGCCCTTGCTCTCCATAGACAAGCAGACTCCCTTCCTCCCCGTTCCATTCCGGGATACCCCAATCCTGCTTCTCTCGGAAAGCTTGGTGCCCCATACCGTAAGCGTACTCGTCCCAGCCCTCTCCCCATCGCTCCGTGTGCAGGAGGGCGAAGCCGAGGGCAACGTGACCTTGTGGGTGATTTTCGAGGGGGATGGCTTTTCGGGCATAGGATTCTGCCTTCTTGAAATCGAAAGACGAGACATACGCAAAGGCCATGCTGCGGAGAATCGCGGGATTGTCTGGGGCTAGGCTTTCTGCCTTGTGCATGGACCCCATGGGTGAGCCAGGCAGGAGAGAGGTTTCGCACATCCCGCGAAGCAACCAGCCTCGCCAGTCCTTGGGGGCTAGCTGCGTGATTTTCTCCGCGAGAGTTAGCGCAAGAGGTGATTTCTCTGTGTCCATGAGCACCTTTGCCATGAGCAAAAGCGCCTCGACATCTTCTGGGTCTTTGGAAAGGCATTGAGAGCAGGTATGCCCGGCGAACTGTAAGTCTCCCCGGGCATACGCCGCTTCGGCAACCTGCAGGTCTAGACTCGTCCCGTTCCTGTTCTCAGATAGCGCCATTCCGGGTCATTCAGTAGTTTTTTGATGGCCTTGGTGTGGTCTTTGTTGAACACATCAACGCCAAAGTCTCGTTTCCACTTCATGATGACGGAATTGGGGATGCTGGCCACATGCCACCAGCTATTCTTTATCCCCTTTCGGGAATACTCATTGAGTCCGCCGCCACCTCCCACGTCATGGTTCTGGGTGTTCTTGTTTACCTCCAAGAAGTGAGATACATCCTGAATCTCCTCGATGACCGTCTCTTTCGTCAGGTCATCGTACGAGTGGTAAACAGTCGTCTTGGAAAGAGGGTCGTGGTCAATAATCCTTCTTGCCACGCTTCCCGCCCTTCTGACAGCCCTGACCATCAACAGGTAACATTTTACCGGCCTTATAGGTCTTTGTCACCGTTTTGCGGCCGCCGTCCATCCACTTAATTTTCTTCATGCCTTTGTCAGCCATGCGCCTTACTCCAAAAAAGGGGAGGGGCTGCCCCCTCCCAAGGTTGAGGTTCGTTACGAGGTCGTGACCGCGTAGACCTTACCCGAGGCATTCGGGTTGTCGGCCACCAGCGTGCATTCAGCCAGAATCATGCTGCGGTCGGAGTCACCCGTCTTCGCCAGTTCAACATTCTGAATCGGGCGGAGGTAGGCAACAGACCAATACTCCATATCCAGCGCATAGACCTGGTTGGAGGGCATGAAGCGGTTGGCAACAATCTGGTGCTGACCGAAGTCGGACACATAGATGTCAGCCGAGCCGATGATGGTCGCAGGACCGGTCTGCTGGTTGTCACGGTACTGGGTCGCAATGCCGGCAAACGCAGAGGCAATCTGCTTGTTGAAGGAACCAACCATAATGAGGTTGGGGCTACCGCCGTCGTCCCAGCACTGCTTGATGACGCTCTTCAGCATGGATTCGCTGAAGGTCGCAGCCGTACCAGAGGTCGGGGCCGTCACAGGCGCGCCGGAGGTGACAACGGCAGTGGTCGCGGCGGCGCCATTGGCAACGGTGTTGCCGAACAGCCACGAAGCCACACCAGCCATGACGCGGGCAGAAGCCGCAGCGCCAGCGGTCGCAGCCTGGGTGCCAAGGAAAGAGGCTTCCATGTCACGCTTCAGCTCACGGCCACGCTTGGCAATCTGGTAGCTCAGTTCGTCGCGGCGGCCAGCCGTGTCGGAGCTGCGCAGGGTGCCGGAAACACGCGGAACCTTGGTCAGAATCTGCGTATAGTTGCCAAAGCGGGAGGTCGCAACCGCCGTATTGGTGTTGGCGTCGTCACCTTCAATCTGGGCATTGGTCGAAACCGCAGCATCCAGAGAGTCCGTCTGCCACTCATGGAAGGTCGAAGTCGCCTTCTTGCGGCTGACGTTGCTCATGAACGGGGTGTCCATGGGCGAAATGTCGTAAATAATCGGTTCTGTTACCGCAGGGCCGTTTACTCCCTGCTTCTCTGACTTTCGCCAGAGCCCAGACTATATCATCCCTTTCGGGTTGGGCGCTCGTGGGCGGGTTATTGTTTCCTCACCGCCTAGTCGTTGAACCTTCCGCATCCCTGGGGCTTTCGCCTTACATATGCGGCTTGGCTGCTGATTGCCCTCGCCTTTACGTTAGGGGTTTCCAGCAATTCACCCAATTTTTCCATAATGCCTAGACCAATGACACTTAGAGCAGAGAACCTCGCTATTTTCCGGGTCAAACCGACTCTCAGGATGGTGTGCGAAAGACTTTAGATGGTGAACGTGCAATTGGACTTTTTGCCCGCAGCACTTGCACATCTTGTGCCTCTCAATCCCACATTCCTGACAGCGATACCCAACTCTCTCCAGTGACTGTTTCTTCCATTGCTTGTAAGCCCCTGTTCGTCTGGCTTCCAAGTTTATGGCAGTCAAGCCGCCCTTCCAGTTTCCGGCTTTTTCGCCGGTTCGCTTTCCGCGATTCTTAAGCCCAGCAGCCTGGATGGCTTGCTTGTGACTTTCGCTGAATGGTTTCGGCCTTTTTCTAGGCGAGTCTTCGTATCCTTTCAGTTTTATCCCGTACTCATGCACACGCTTATGAACTACTGTTTCCCCAACGCCGTACATTTCTGCAATGCGTTTTAGCGTGTGTTCCTGATAAAGTGACTCTAAAGTCTCTCTATCAATCTCAAAGGTTCTCCGTGTCATGCTGAGGTCCGTGCATTAGGGGACTGTCAGCATTATACGAAGAAATCTCGTATAAAGCTAGTTAATCCTCAAGGTCTTCGCGCATGCCGACTGCGGCATAACGCTGGAATGTACCGGTTGGGACTGCCATTCTCTAAACTCCTTAACCAATCATTTTGGAAATAAGCGCCGCTGCATCTTTGTAGTTGCCAGACTTCTTCAGGCTGGCGCGCAGCTTGCGCGTATCTGGTGCCTGGTCGCTGGCTGAACTGCGAGCGCCCGGTGAGAGCGTCTTGGTCCCCAGCTTGAACACCTTGTTTTTTATCGCGGTCTGCTTCGCCTTGGCGCTCCGCATCGCGTCCCGCGCCAGCAGAACTTCACGATGATTCGCCATGGACGCCACATATTGTGGGTCGTAACCGCGACTGAGGAGAAACTGCGCAATCTCGCGCTTTTCATTCGCTGCGACTTGCGGGTCTCTCCACTCTGGAATGGCGCTGTAGAGTAGGTTGGCCTCGCGACCCAGAAGCTCCCGCTCCTGATTCGCTCGTACTTGCGCTTGCTCCCGCTGCGCTTGGTCCCATCTCATCGCCGCCTGTGCTTTCAGGTTCGCAAGTTGGTTCTGCTTCTCCTGAAACTGCAGCCGTTGGGCTGCAAATTCTGCTGGGTTGGTCTGCCGCAAATAATCCCAGTTCACACTCCCCATTTCTGCAAGGAAGTTGTTCTCGACGTACTGCAGAAGGGCTGCCGCTTGCTGCTCCTTCTGCTGGAGCTGGGCTGCTGCTTGACCCCACTGCTGCTCCATCTGCGCCCGGGCCTGCTCGATGGCCTGAGCTTCCTTCTGAATCTTGAGCTGGCCCTTGTAAGTATCCTTAAGCTGCTCAATCGTCACCCGCTCAGAGCCTTCAGGGGTGTCGAGGTTGACCGTCAGGTTGTACAGCTCGGATGGGTCAGTGCCCAGGTACTCCGCAAGCTGGTTCCATTCCTCAATGGTAACCTCGGAAGATTCGCCATCAGGGGCTTCTGCGGGCTCTTCTGAAGCCTCGGCATAAGCCTCTGGCGGGGCTTCGTCGTAAGAAGCCTCCGGCGCTTCGCTCGCCTCAGCCTCTTCCCTCGGAGGCGGCTCAGGCGTCAGGAAGTTGGCGATTCTCTGCTCGGGGGTTGGTGCTTGCTCGCTCATTTGTTCAGTTCCTCAACTTGTTTGATTGCCAGCTTTCCCGTCATCAGGATGGACTGGACATGATTTTTCACTTTCTGGCAGACCTGATAGGCCACCCATATTTTTTCTCTGCTCTGCTCGTCCTGAGAGCCGGAACCTTTCCAAGCACTCATGAGCTTTTCCTCATACGAGGCCCATGCTTCCTCCCACACAGGGGAGCGCAGGATTCTTTCAGCTTCATGCCCTCGGGCAATCTCTTGCTCGCGACTAGGCACGCTTCTGCTCCGTGATGGAGACAATCAGGCCATTCTCGTCACGGTTAACAATGCGTTCGACATCTCTGTCCCGTATGTCGTTCAGCTGCTTCTGAATGTCTGCCAAGACCTCGGCCATCATCGCCATGGTCCTGTCAGACTGAGACGGCCCCTCTTTCTCGCTTCCAGAGTCTTCAGATTCCATGGGGGTGGCAATAACAACGTCCAGGACGGGCTCAGAGAACATGCTCTGCATGCCCATATCGTCGGTAATCATGCCGCCAGGCAGGATGTCGTTGGCCTCCTGCATGGTCATCTTGGTCAGCTCGATTGAAGCGTCTTGGTCTGCCTTGTACTTGTCCAGCTCGCGGTCTTTCTGCTTGGACATCTCGGCCAACTGGAGCTGCAGGAGTTTCAGGCTGTTCTCGGTAGAGCGGCGCTTCATTTCGACTTCCATTGACAGAATCTTGTTGTCAGAGTCTGACTTGTCTCGCATGCCCTTCAACTGCACTTCGAGCTGGCTGATTTGGCTCTTCAGCTCGGACTCTCTGGCCTTCAGGGCAATCTGCGCCTGCGCCATCTGCTGCTCGGCCTGCGCCTTCTGGGCATCCACCTGCGCACGCGCCATCTTGCTCTGTGCATCCAGCATCATGGCCTGCGCCTGCATTGCAGCGACCTCAAGCTGCGGGTCCGGGGCTGGCGGTTGCGGCGGAGGTGCTGTCCTCGGGTCCATGAAGAACAATTCTGGCTCGAAACCCATTGCGTCCATTAGCTGCTTGTGGGCCATCCACATATTCTGCGGGTTGATGAGGGAGCCCATCGCGCCTGCTTGCGCGAGTCCTTGCTGGAGCTGAATCACCTGCTGCAGGCCCATCACGCGGCGCTCACGGGAGACGTTGCCCATGCCCACCTTTACAGTCATGTCTACACGGTCACGCCAGCGTCCGGGGTCAACCTGTACCCAGCGATTGCGCAGCTTGACTGTCATGGCTTGGTCCTGATGCATGCTCAGGAGCTGATGGATGTCTTGGAATAACGGCACGAAACCGACTTCTGCCATGATTCGGGCAATCAGCTCAATCTTCATGCGCGCTGCGTCATAAGCCAGCGCAGCAACACCAGTGTTCACGTTCGCAAGGGAGTTCTTGTCGAGCCCGGCAACCTCATCGCCCACACCCGTGCGCTGCTTGATTTGCCCGTCGATGTACTCCATGAGCGGGAAGGTTTCTTGCGGCAGCGAAGAGTGCGGGAGCGGGTTCAGGTATGCGCCGACTGGCTGCTCGCCCCGCACCCGGATAACCCCGCCTGGCCGCGAGGTCAGCAGGTCATCCATGTTTACGAACTCGTCATTCACCACCGTGCGGGAGTTGTTCGCAAGGTAGGTGTTGTCCAGCACCTGACGCAGCAGAGTTGACTTGATGTGCTGCAAGTCCATCGTGAGGTCAGCGATGGAGAGCCCATAAAACTTGTGCGTGAGAATGATGGGCGAGGCGGTGCAGAAGGGGATGCGGTCCACCTCCTCGATGTCCAGCAGGGTTGCGGAGCCGCCGCCGTCTGCGTCCCCGGCGTATGTGACTTTCAGCAGCTCATCCATGTCATCGCCATTGCGGTCGGCGGAAAAATAGACTTCCGTAATCCAGTATTCGTCTCGGACATAGATGGGGGCCATGCCCTCATCATCGAGGCGGTCTCGGGCAATCTCTTCCGGTGTCTCTACGTCGTCAGAAGTGGGCAGGGAGTTGACCAGGTTCCGGTCGTATCCGGCCGCAAGCAGCTCGCTCTTTGTCTTGCGCACGCGGTGATAGCAGGAACGTGCGTCCTTGGCGTACGGGCTGGATGCGTCGCGGGTGATGCCGAAGTCTTCAGGGGCTACGGGCTCAATCCGAATCTGCCCGCGCTTGCGCTTGGTCTTGAAGGCAACGGAGATGACTCCGTTCTCATCCTGACTGATGTCGATGGGCTCGCGCTCAACGGTGGGGTCTGCCAAAAGCTGCTCAAGGCCGAAAGGGTCGATTCCCTCGTACTCCTCACGCTCCTCTTCTTCCTTGTCTTCCCACCAGATTTTCAGAATGCCGGTCTTTGACAGAAGCGCATCCTTCAGGAAGGTATATACATTATAAAAGCCTTTGTTCTGCTTCCAGAACACATAATTAACCACATCAGTTTCCTGTGCGGCCTGCTCCTCATCCTCTGGCCCTACGGGGTCGAAAGACACCATATTGTCGGCGTCGGAGAAAATGCGGATGAGGCTCGGCAGAATCCATTCAACCGTTTCCATGACCTCGCGGGTGATTACTTGGCTGCGCCCATCCACCTCATCGCCGTACTTCTCGCCAAGATAATAGTCGAGGGCTGCCGCACGCTCATTGGAGATTTCGGAGCCCCACCGCCCGATGGTGGAGGTGACTTCAGACTGAGCCCGAGACAGGATTTCTGAGTCAGTCAGCTTTGCCATTTTTTCTCGGCCCCTTGCGGTTTTC